TCAGACTCTATACTTCCTCAAACCTTCCTTCAGTAGGTACAGGTTCAGGAACTACAGGCTCTGCAAACCAAAACACTAACTTTGGTGTTATTGTTGCAGGTCATGACTCAGCAGTAGCAACTGCAGAGCAGATCAGTAAGACTGAAACATATCGTGATCCTGACAGCTTTGCTGACATTGTTCGTGGTATGCATCTCTACGGCAGAAAGATTCTTCGTCCAGAAGCAATCGTAACTGCTAAATACAACGCAGCGTAAGGGAGAAATAAATTATGGCATTAGGTGATAATACACTTCAAGCTGCAAGGGGAGCCAATGCTACCCCAGGCAGAAGCCCCTACATGGTTCAAACTGTTTTGAATTTAGCAACTGCTTTGTCTGACAAAGGTAGCGCACTAGCTGCTTCTGATGTCATTCCAGTGATTGCTGTCAAAAAAGGAACTATGATCATTAATGCAGGTATCGAAGTTGATACTCAGTCTGATGGTTCTACATTAACTTTAGATCTAGGAACAGGGGCTGATGCCGATTGTTTTGTAGATGCATTTGATGGAACATCTGCAGCAGGAGTTGTTGCTCAAAATGCAGCAGCATATCAACCATTGATGACTACTGCGGATGACAACATTGACCTAACAATTGCTACACTATCTGGTGGTGCAGTTGCTACAGGTAAGTTGCGCATCTGGGCAGTTATGATGGACTGTACAGATCGGGGTAATGACGGTACTGCTCAAGAAGTAGATCGTGATACACTTGCATAACTAATTTAAGGGGGCAGGGAAACTTGCCCCCTTTAAGTTTATCTAAGGGATTTTTTCATGGCAACTTATGTAGTCTTAACAAATCAACTGCTAACACGTTTAAACGAAGTCACACTAGACACTGCAGGTGATGGTTTTACAACTGTACGTAACGTTCAGGCTTTAGCTAAAGATGCTATTAATAACTCCATTAGAAATATAATACAAACAGGACAAGAGTTTCCATTCTTAAAAACAACTAATACACAAACACTATCAGCAGGAACAAGGCAGTATTCTTTTCCTGATGATTATTCTAGTGCAGACTGGGAAACTTTTTATATTAAGAAGTTAACGTCTGTTGATAATACACCAATGCACTTACCTTCAATTACGTATGATGAGTACATTCAAAAGTACAGACACTTTGATGATACAGGAGATGCAACAGGCATATCTTCACCAACTCTAATATATCAGACTAATGAAGAAAAGTTTGGATTGACACCAATACCTGATAACTCCTACGAAATAGAATATGTTTATTGGAAGTTTCCTTCTGATTTATCAGCCTTCAATGATACGTCTGTTATACCAGATAGGTTTAATCACGTAGTTATTGATGGCGCTATGATGTACATGATGAGGTTTAGGTCTAATGAGCAGAGTGCTGCAATGCACCAACAAAACTTTGAAGACGGTATTAAAGCTATGAGAAGAGTTCTTGTAGATGAACAGCTAAGAGTGAGATCAACAGTTGTTGATAGGATCAACTCTTCTAATCAAGTACTAGGTAGAGTATTTTAATGCCAGATAATCTAGCCTCGTTTAAAGTTTTCTGTCAGGGAGGACTAAATACTAGTAGGGATGTGTTATCTCAGGGTGAGACACAGCCTGGGTCTGCTACTGCGCTTATTAACTACGAACCTGCTGTTACTGGTGGTTACAGAAAGATAAGTGGGTTTGCTAATAACTACGGCACAGTTACAGGAACAGGAAGTGTCCTTGGTGTTTGTGTAGCAGACGGTATAAACGATGGCATACTAGCTTGTAGAAAACCATCATCAGGTAACAACTACTTACATAAATGGAATAACTCTAGTTCAGCTTGGGATGCTGTAACGACTGCAGGTTCACCTACAATGGTAGGAGTAACCAAAGTTAGATTCTCTAGACTTAACTTTGCTACACCAAAGGTAGTTTTAACAGATGGTATAAATCCTGCAGCTACTTATGATGGAACAACTTACACACAGATTACACATAATGATGCTCCTACTGACCCAAAGTTTTCTGCAATATTTCAAAATCATTTATTCTTAGCAGGTGATCCTGCACACCCAACTAAACTCTTTTTTAGTGCTCCACTAGCAGAAACAAATTTTGCTGCTAATGATGGTGCAGGAGTAATAAATGTAGGTTTTCCTATAGTTGCTATCAAATCATTTAGAAACGAACTGTTTATATTTGGTGCAACTAACATTAAAAAATTAGGTGGTACTGCATTAGCTAACTTTACACTACAGACTGTTACAGATGACCTTGGGTGTTTAGCTACAGATAGTGTTATAGAAATTGGTGGTGACTTATTATTCTTATCACAAGATGGTCTACGTCCTATTTCTGGTACAGATAAGATAGGAGATGTTAATCTCGAAACAATATCAAAAGACATTCAGTCTATTTTTACAGACATTATTTTTGATATTGACCTTGAGGGTTTAAATGCAGTAGTAATTAGACAGAAAACACAGTTTAGATATTTCTTTGCAGGAGCAGATTCTCAAGGTATTATAGGCGGTTTTAGACAAACACCTAACGGTCTGCAGTTTGAATACAGTCAGATGTTAGGTATTACAGCTACTTGTGCAGACAGCGGTTACATAGGACAAAACGAAATTGTTATACACGGTACTTCAACAGGTAAAGTACAACAACAAGAACAAGGTAATAGTTTTGGTGGAGATCCAATATTTAGTATATTTCAAACTCCTTTCTTCCATATGCAAGACCCAGAACAACGTAAAGTATTTTACACTGTAGCTACATACTTACGTTCTGAAGGAGACAACTCAATAGTGATGTCAGCAGTATACGACTATGAGGACGTAGATACTTTAAATCCTACTAACTTTAATTTATCTACAATAGGAGCAGCAGCTTTCTTTAACGAAGCAACATATAACAGCACTGCAATATTTGATGGGAATCCATCCCCAGTTCAGAGAACTAATATTTCAGGATCAGGTAAATCCGCATCTTTAAAATTCGTAACTAATGACACAAGTGCATCACATAGTATACAAGGTTTAGTGATTACATTTGGGGTAGGAGATAGGTTATAAAATGGCAGGTTATTCAAGACAATCAGCAGCCGATATTATCGCTAATGCGATTATTAAAGCTGCACCAGTAAACGCAGAGTACAATGCTCTACGAGATGCTTTTGCTTTAGCTACTGGACACAAGCATGACGGTAGTTCTACTGAAGGTGGTTACGTACCTCTGATAGCTGACAGTGATGCACTAAACAAAGTTGTTATAGATACTAGTAACAACCGTATAGGCTTCTTTAGTGAAGTGGGTGGAGCAGCAGTAGAGCAGATACGTATTCAAGATGGTGCTATAATTCCTGTAACTGATGATGATATTGATCTTGGTACATCAGCACTTAAGTTTAAAGATTTGTACATTGATGGTATTGGTTATTTTGACTCTGTAGACATAGATGGGGGATCAATAGATGGAGCATCAATAGGTGGATCTTCTGCAGCAGCAGGTAGCTTTACTACAATAGGTGCATCAGGAGCAGTTACCCTTGCAAGCACTCTAGCAGTGACAGGTACTTCTAGCTTTACAGGTGTAGCTACTATAACATCTGCAGACATTAACTCTGGTACTATGGATAATACTACCATTGGTAACACAACGGCTGCTGCAGGTACATTTACAGACCTTACTACTTCAGGGACATCTACTCACGCTACTGTTGATATTAACGGTGGTGCAATTGATGGTGTTACCATAGGTGCATCTTCTGCAGGTGCAGGTACATTTACAGACTTAACAGCTTCTGGAACAACAACTGTAACTACTGCAGATATAAATGGCGGTAATATAGATGGTACAATTATTGGTGCTTCTAGTGCTGCAGCAGGTAGCTTTACAACTATATCGACAACTGGGCAAGCTACATTAGCTACTGTTGATATTAATGGTGGCGCTATTGACGGTGCTATTATCGGTGCGTCAAGTGCTGCTGCTATAACAGGTACAACTATTACAGCAAGCTCAGGCTTTGTTGGGGATTTGACAGGTAATATTACAGGGGATATAGACGGTGACATCACAGGTAATATCACTGGTAATGTTACAGGTAACGTAACAGCTAATTCTGGTACATCTACGTTTGCTAACGTAACAGTCAACGGAACTCTAGACGTTACAGGTACAACAATTGCTAACGTTACTGATCCCAGTAATGCACAGGATGCTGCGACTAAAAATTATGTTGACACAGAAGTAGCTGCACTTGTTGACTCTGCTCCAGGTACACTAGACACATTAAACGAACTAGCTGCAGCCCTGAATGATGATCCAAACTTCTCTACAACTATTACAAATAGTATAGCTACCAAGCTACCGCTTGCAGGTGGTACAATGTCTGGTGCTATCGCTATGGGTACATCTAAGATTACAGGACTAGGTGATCCTACAGCAGATCAAGATGCAGCAACTAAAAAATACACTACAGATACATTTTTACCGTTAGCAGGTGGTACTCTAACAGGTGCAGTAGCAGCAGGTAGTAACAAAATTACTGCTAGTTATACACCTAGTGCAAGTGCAGATTTGACAACCAAGACATATGTTGATAGTATTCTGGGATCAGGTACTGCAGCAGCAACGTCAGCTACAGCAGCCGCTTCTAGTGCTACAGCCGCTGCTTCAAGTGCCACTGCAGCAGCAAGTAGTGCAACAGGAGCAGCTTCTAGTGCAACCTCTGCAGCAGCCAGTTTTGATTCGTTTGATGACAGATACCTTGGTGCTAAGTCATCTGCCCCTAGTACAGACAATGACGGTGATGCTCTTCAGGTAGGAACTCTCTATTTTAATACTACTACAAACTCTATGCAGGTTTATGGTGGTTCTGGTTTTACTGCAGCAGGTTCATCTGTAAACGGAACTTCAAGTCGTAACACTTATACAGCTACTGCAGGTCAAACTTCTTTTGCAGCTACATACGATTCTGGTTTTGTAGATGTTTATCTTAATGGTGTAAAACTACTAGCAGGTACAGACTTTACTGCTACAAACGGTACTTCAGTTGTATTAGCTTCTGGTGCTGCAGTAAATGATATAGTAGACATTGTAGCCTACGGTACATTTACACTAGCCACTCACTATACTAAAACAGAAACTGATGATCTTTTAGCTGCTAAACAACCTTATGCAACAATTGCAGTTACTGTTGTAAACTCTGGTGGTAACAAGTATGCTCTTGATGGAACAGTACAGCAACTAGCTCAACTTAGACCCTCAATAACATATAGGTTTGATCAGTCAGATAGCAGCAACTCAGGACATCCACTACGATTAAGTACAACTTCAAATGGTACACATGGTGGTGGTAGTGCATTTACTACAGGTGTAACAGCAGTAGGTACTCCAGGTTCTGCAGGAGCTTACACAGAAGTTAAACTAGAACAAGATGCTCCAAATACTTTATATTACTATTGTACAAACCATAGTGGTATGGGTGGTGAAGTTGATGTAAATGCTAAACTACCTCTATCAGGTGGTACACTTACTGGTGGACTAACAGGTACAACTGCTACGTTTACTGGTGATTTAACGATTGCCGATAAGATTGTTCACAGTGGTGACACAAACACAGCGATACGTTTCCCTGCTGTTGATACCGTTACTATAGAAACAAATGGGTCTGAGCGACTACGCATAGACAGTAGTGGTAATGTTGGGATTGGGACGTCTAGTCCAGATGTTTCTGGCAATGGCACATCTTATGTAGGCTTATCAGTAATTGAAACTTCTGGCAATAGACGTGGCTTTATTGAAATAGGCGATAATCAAAATGCTGATACTGGTGGCATTGGTGATATTAACTTTGTTGGTCATTACCAAAGTTCAGGGCATAAAGTTATGGCATCAATTAGAAGTGCTGCTGATGGTAGTACTTCAGGGCAAAGAGGTGCTAATGTAACAATACTTACTAAAGCAGATGGCAGTTCTTCTTTAACAGAACGTATGCGCATCAACAGCAGCGGTAATGTTGGTCTTGCAACCTCTGATATATCAGGCTTTGGTGGCACATATAAAGGACTTGATGTTGCTTACAAAGGTAGTGGTCTTGCAGGTAGGACTGACAACCCAACTTTTGATATGCGTTCAAATCTGTTTTATGATGGATCAAATTATAAATATGGAGAGGGCAGCACAACAGCAGGTATTTTAAGTGTTGGTGGTGCTCAATTAATATTTTCCAACGCACCAAGCGGTACAGCAGGGGCAACAGCAACCGTTACAGAACGTATGCGAATAGACAGCAGCGGTAATTTCATTGTTGGAAAAACCACAAGCACTGTAGGAACAGCAGGAACTTCTATAGAAAGCACAGGTCGAGTCGAGATTAATGCTGCAAATACAACGCCATTATCAGTCAGTAGAATTACTGATGAAGGTGACATGATTCATTTATACGAAGGCTCAACACTGCGTGGGCGTATTGGCATTGAATTAAACGATGTATTTATTGCATCAGCAAACACTGGTTTAAGGTTTGATTTTAATACAAATCGTGTAGTTCCTTGCACAACGACAGGAGCAGGATCAGATAACACAGATGACTTTGGTGATCCTATTGCAAGATGGAAAGATGGTTACTTTGGAGGCACAATAACTGATGGTGACGGTAATGTAAGAGCTATTCCTAAGTCTGGTTCTGACAAAACATCTAGCTATACGTTGACCACTGGTGACGTAGGAAACTTCATAGGCATTGGATCGGGTGGATCAATAACCGTTCCAAACAGTACCTTTTCAGCAGGAGATGCGGTTTCTATATTCAACAATACATCTGGTGATCGTACTATTACTCTATCTATTTCAACTGCGTATATTGCAGGAACAGACGGAGACGTAAACAGTGTGACGCTTGCAACTAGAGGGGTCTGTACGATACTATTTATAAGCGGAACTGTCTGCGTGTTATCAGGGAATGTAAGTTAATGTCAGGCATTATGATGCAAATTTTAGGTAGTGGTGCTGCAGCAGGTGCAGGTCTTGATGTGGATGAAGTGTTCAGCACGTTTCTATGGAGTGGAAATAATTCTACACAAACAATTACCAACAACATTGATCTTAGTGGCGAAGGTGGTCTGGTTTGGATTAAAGAAAGAACAGGCAACGAAGGGCATCGGCTGATTGATACCATAAGAGGTAACACAAAGATGATACGTTCAGATGCTACTGGTGGAAATTACACTATAGATGGTGGTTTTAACGATTTTACCTCTACAGGTTTTACTTTGGAAGCAGATAATGGTTGGTCAATAAACTCTTCATCCGAAGACTACACCTCTTGGACATTTCGCAAAACCCCTAAGTTTTTTGATATTGTAACTTGGTCAGATGGAGACGGCACAACAAATCACTCAAAGCAAATCTCTCACAATTTGGGCAGCACTCCAGGCATGATCATAGTTAAAAAAGTATCACAAAATGGTGACCGTTGGCAAGTTGCTCATAGAAGTATGTCAACAGGAGATGTTTTATATTTAGATGATACAAGTGCAAAAAACGGGCTTGATGCAAACACAGTAAGAATTGTAAATGACAGTTATTTTACTATTGCATATAACCAAACAAACGAAGAAGGTCAAACCTACATAGCCTATCTATTCGCACACAACAATAATGACGGTGGGTTCGGCCTTGATGGTAATCAAGATGTTATTAAGTGTGGGAGTTATACTGGAAATGGTTCTGGAAATGGCCTCAGTATTAATCTTGGATTTGAACCTCAGTGGGTTATGATTAAAAGGGCAACCACCGATACTGGCGATTGGAAAATCTTTGATGCTATGCGTGGTGTGGCGACAGGTGGGACAACAAATCTTCTGGAGCCAAACACTAGTGATACAGAGACTGCAAACAACGATATTGATTTTGATGCTAATGGATTTAACGTCATAAATGCTAACTCAAGAATAAATGCTTCTAATGCTACTTTCATTTACATGGCAATTCGCAGAGGCCCACTAGCTGCACCTACTGATGCGACTAAGGTTTTTGCTATTGATGATAAAGGGTCAGGTGGTTCTACAACAGATCCTGCACATACTAGTAACTTTGTTGTGGATATGGCTATAAGAAAAAGAACAGATGCAGTACATCAGTGGTTTAATTCTGCAAGACTTATTTCGGGTAGATTTTTGAAAACAGATGGGAATGATGCTGAAAGCTCATCAAGTCAATTTATTTTTGATTACAATAATGGGTACAGAGAAGCAAGTAACGCAGATACTAATGATATTTCATGGATGTGGAGAAGAGCACCTGGTTATTTTGATGTGGTTACTTACAAAGGAAACGGAACAGCAGGGCATACTGTAAGCCATAACCTTGGTGCAGTACCAGAGATGATGTGGGTAAAGCAGCGGCCTTATACTAGCGATTGGAGAGTGTATCATTCTGCGCTAGGAAATACTAAAGCTTTAAAACTAAATGCAACAGCTGCGTCAGCTACTCTTACATCTGCATGGAACAGCACAACGCCTACAGCTAGTGTGTTTACACTTGGCACGTCAAACGATACTAATGAGAATAATTTAGCTCATATAGCCTACCTTTTCGCTACCGTAGCAGGTGTATCCAAGGTGGGAAGCTATACTGGAACAGCCTCTAGTCAAAATATAGATTGTGGTTTTTCATCAGGAAGTAGGTTTGTCCTTGTTAAACGTTATGACGGAACAGACAGTTGGTATATTGCAGATAGCGTTAGAGGAATAAGCTCTGGTCAAACTGATAAAATACTTAAATTAAATAGCACTGACGCACAGTTTACAGAGTCAGATAACAGCGCAGACTATATTGCTCCACATTCATCTGGATTTAATCTGCCTGGAGATAGTCCGTTTAATGGTAGCGGTGATGACTTTATCTTCTACGCAATCGCATAACAAATCAACTGACGAAAGGAGAATCAACTAATGTCAGAATATCGTGAAAGAAAAACAGGTGAAGTTAAAACACAAGGCCAATGGAGAGCAGCATTTCCTAATATGTCTCTGCCAAGGGTCTGGACAAGCAACGTCTGTGACGCAATGAATATTGATCCAGTACTGGCATCTCCTGCTGCTACAACCACTGCATATCAAACAAGTGTGCGTGATGGTGTAGAGCAAGACAGCAAAGGCAACTGGGTTGAGAAGTACGTAGCTAAAGACATGTTTGCTGATACAACTGACGAAGATGGTAAGAAGACTACTAAAGCAGAACATGAAGCAGCTTATCAATCTACACTAGACACTAATGTTGCTGCATCAAACAGATCAACTAGAGACACCAAACTTGCAGATACAGACTTTTATGCCTTGTCTGATGTAACTATGTCAGATAGTATGAAGACATACAGACAAGCATTACGTGATCTACCTGATCACAAAAACTGGCCTAACCTAGAAGAAGATGACTGGCCTACAAAACCATAACACAAAGGAGAATGGTACAATGGGAAAAGATAAAAAGACCCCAATCACTATAAACGACAAAGAGTATATCATTGAGGATATGGCTCCAGAACAGCAAACAATGGTCAACCATATTGCTGACTTAGAAAGAAAGCTCAACACAGCACAGTTCAATATGGATCAGTTACGTGTGGGCAGAGATGCGTTTGTAAATATGCTAACTGCTAAACTAGCAGAAGAGGAAAAAGAGGCTGCATAGCAGTTTAACTTGAAAGGACTTTAACTAATGACTAGAGCAAGAGATTTAGCTGACTATATTTCAACAGGTGTCTCAGACACTGAGCTTGATGTATTGGACGGTGTTACAGCAGGTACTGTTACAGCATCTAAGGCTCTAGTCGTAGATGCAAACAAAGATGTAGCAAGTCTTAGAAATGCAACACTTACAGGTACAGCCACTATTAATACTTTAGCTGTTGATGGCGGCACAATAAAGCTAGACGGTAATTATCCTACTGGTACAGGCAACGTGGCGTTGGGTGATACTGCGTTAGACAGTCTGCAATCTGGTGGTGATTATAACATAGCTATAGGCCATAATGCAGGAACAGCAGTCACAACAGGCATAGATAACACCTTAATTGGTGGTGGTGCAGGAGATGCTCTAACTGATGCGGATAATAATGTAGCTGTAGGACGTAATGCTTTAGGGTCAGATACTTTAGGTTCTAGGAGTACAGCCGTAGGTAGAGGTGCTTTAGGAGCACAAAACTTCACCACCGCCACCGATAGTAACAATACAGCCGTTGGTTATACCGCAGGTAATTCCGTCACAACAGGTACAAGTAACACCTTTTTTGGTGCAGAAGCAGGACTGAATGTCATAACAGGGGCCGAGAATGTAGCAGTAGGTTTTCAAGCATTAAGAGCCGAAGATGGTCATGGTCAAAATACAGCAGTAGGTCATCAAGCATTAGAAGATTTAAATGCAGGGGCAACTGGTAACAATACAGCCGTTGGTCACATTGCAGGTAGAAGAATGACTACAGGCACAGAGAATACCCTTATCGGTGCAGCAGCAGGTGATGCTATGACTGGTGCTAACAAAAATGTTGCAGTGGGTAAAGATGCAGCAGGTGCTACAACTATAGGGGCTCAGAACGTTGCTATTGGTCATAGTTCTCTTTCAACAAATACAAATGGTGACAAAGCTACAGCAGTTGGTACTGATGCATTATTGAACCAAAATCCTTCTTCAGCAGGTAATACTTTTAATGTTGCAGTGGGACACTCAGCAGGTAAAGCAATCACAACAGGCACACTTAACAACCTCGTGGGGGCGCTTGCAGGTGATGCTTTGACCACAGGTAGTGAAAATGTAGTTATGGGTCATGCTGCTTTAAGTACAGAAGATACAGGCCGTAAAAATGTAGCAATTGGCTACAGTGCTTTAAATGCACAAAATGCTGATGTAGATAATTATAATGTGGCAGTAGGCTACAATGCAGGACTATCAGTCACAACAGGAACAGATAACACTTTTATCGGTGCATTAACAGGTGATGGTATTGATGATGCAACTCAGTGTACCGCTGTTGGCAGGTCAGCTTTGGGTAATGGTAACTGTGGAAATAATAATACAGCATTTGGTTACGGTACTCTTAGCGATGTAACAGGAACTCATAATACAGGATTAGGCCATAATGCAGGTGGTGCAATGACATCAGGCTCTAAGAACGTAATCGTAGGTAGCTATGACGGCAACGAAAATGGCCTAGACATCCGCACCTCAAGCAACAACATCGTGCTGTCGGATGGGGATGGTAATCCTAGAGTTGTTACAGACAGTACTGGTAAGACTCGTGCACAGTCTTATGCTGAAACATATGTATCCCTATCAGGAACATCACCTACAGTAAACTGTAATAACGGAAACGTATTTGCTTTAACTACATCAGGTAATACTACCTTTACATTTAGTAACCCACCTGCTTCAGGTACAGCTTACGGCTTTACACTTAAACTTACATCGGGTGGATCACACAGTATAACATATCCAAACACTGTAGACTTTGCAGGTGGTACAGCCCCAGATGCTCCTGCATCAGGTGAGACTGACGTGCTTGTATTTATTACAGTAGACGGTGGCACTAACTGGTACGGTGCTCTAGCAATTGACGCAGCAGGATAATAACGAATGAGTAACATTGCAAGAATGATGCAAAGAGCTACTGCAGGTGCAGGTGGTGCAGGTCTTGATGTAGACGATGTGTTCAGCACGTTTTTGTATAAGGGAAATAACTCTACACAAACGATCACCAACAACATTGACCTTAGTGGCGAGGGTGGTTTGGTTTGGATTAAAAATAGGTCAACTTCATCTAATCATTCTTTATTTGACAGCGAAAGTGGTGCAACAGGTGGCAAAAAGCTACGCACTAATCTTACTAGCGGCATACAAACTTTTAATGGGTCTAATGTTTTTACTACTAGCTCAACAGGATTTGCTCTTAACAACGATGCTAGTAATGATATGAACGATAGCACATATGACTACGTCTC